AATCTTTATCACAGGTCAACGGGGATCACCTACCATATGAAATAGGATATAAGGAAGACTATGCTTGTGGTACAATGGAAATACATCATTTTAAAACTAATGCAGATGGCAAATTAGGAGATACATATATTTATAATTTTGCTAATGTATTTCCAACAGAAGTTGGAGGAAAAAATCTTTCATGGGCTCCTAATGATTCTATCCAAACATTAGGTGTAACCTTTAATGCCACCGCGTTTGATTTCACTGCTACAGACCCAGGTACTACAATATCAGATCTATCAAGAGGAAATGGAACTCTTGAATTACTAAATAGTGTGGGATTTAGAGGCCAAAATACCCAACAAAGAAACTTACCAACAACAGTACAAGATGCAATAAATACTTTTACAACAGTCCGAAATGATTTTAATGCTATAAAAAATACCTTTAATACATTTCGCGGGCTATTTTAACATGGAGAGATAAATGTCACTACCAAAAATTGAGTTACCACTTTATGAATTAATACTTCCTTCTAATGGAAAGAAAGTTCAATATAGACCATTCACTGTCAAAGAAGAAAAAATTCTTTTGACTGCGCAGCAATCTAAAGATCCAGAACAGATTATTATGGCAATTAAACAAATTGTAAATAATTGTATACAAGATTATGATGTAGATAAATTAGCACTATTTGATCTTGAGTATTTACTTATTAATATCAGATCAAGATCTGTTGATAATAATGTAGAATTTGAAATTGACGATCCAGATACACAAGAAAAAATAAAATTGACTTTAGATCTTCAAAATGTAAAAGTCTATAGAGATGAAAAGCATACAAATAAAATATCATTAGATGAAAAATATACAATTTTTCTAAAATATCCTTCTATAGATGATTTTACAGAAATTTTAGATAAACAAGATTTATCACCAGAGAAAAGTTATGAAATTCTAATTTCATGCATTGACATGTTAGCATCAGAAAATGAAGTATATAACTTCAAAGATTTTACAAAGAAACAGGTTGATGAATTTATTGAAAGTTTGCACGCTGATGTCATAAAGAAGATTAAGACATTTTTTGATACAATGCCAAAAGTAAGACACGAGATGCCATATAAAAATTCTAAAGGTAAAGATAAGGTATTTACAATACAAGGTACTCAAAGTTTTTTTATATAATCACGAGTCACACTAATCTTTTTGTATACTACCAAAAAGTATTTGGAATGGCTCAACACCATAAATATAGTATATCTGATATTGAAAATTTATTACCATATGAAAGAGATTTATATTTTGATATGTTAATTGAATATATTCAAAGTCAAAACGAGAAAGAAAGAACTAGATAAATGGCAACATTAGACGATCTCCAGGATGTTTTAAAATCTATTGATAAGACAATGACTGATCAAAAAACGTTATTGGTCAATATGCTTACTGCTCAAGCAACTAGAGATCGTCTTTCTAGTACTGGTACTGATATTGTTTCTCCTGCCGCGCAGGCCGCTCAGGGACAATCTATAGGTCAAGCAGCTGCGCCGGGTGTTGGTGCTGGTATAGGTGCTGCTGCTAGCGGAGCCGGGGGTCTCATAGGTATGGGTGCTGGCATAGCAGGATTTATGGCAGCGCTTTCAATAGGAAGTGTAGGATTAGACTGGCTTGGCAACGATTATAGCGGACTAAGTACTGCGTTTGCGTCGTTTAGTGATGCAATGGAAAATCTATCGCCAGCTGCAATGACTGCATTAGCTGGCGCCGCGGCAATCGCGGCGGGAACTGCTTCTCTTAAAAATCTTTATAGGTAATCTTACTACTGGGGCAGTGACTTTATTTGCTGGTGTAGCTGCTATAGCTATAGCAAATCAAGCGTTCGGCGGAGATGCAAAAAGTTTAGCAAAAAATATGACAGGTGTTGCTGCTGGTATTGCAGGCTTTTTAGGTGGTCTTGTTTTAACAGATATAGGTCTTGATTGGATTACAGGAATATCTGGGGCAGATGGTTCTGGTCTAAGCACGGTATTTAAAATGTTCAGTGATTCAGTAGGAAGTCTTTCACCTGAAAGTTTATTAGTGCTGGGTGGTTTAGCAGCAGTTGCAACTAAATTTGATGCAGATCCAAAAAGGACTGCCAAAAATATGTTTGGAGTTAGCGCTGGTATTGCAGGCTTTTTAGGTGGTCTTGTTTTAACAGATATAGGTCTTGATTGGATTACAGGAATATCTGGAACAGATGGTTCTGATTTAAATGGCGCATTTAAATTGTTTAATGATTCTGTGACAGGTCTTTCTGTAGAAAGTGTTGCTATACTTGGAGGATTACTAGGTATTGCATCTAAATTTACTATCAATCCTGCAACTATTGCAAAAAATATGTTTGGTATTAGTGCTGGTATTGCAGGATTCTTGGGTGGGCTTGTTCTAGCAGATAAGGGCTTATCATGGCTTGATGGAATACCTTCAGGAAGTGGCGAAGGTTTAGTTTCTGCGTTTAAAATGTTTAATGACATAATTTTATCGTTAAGTACAGAAGCTATGACAGCACTTGGTGTACTGATGGCAGTCGCAGCGACCGGTGTCGGAGGGGCAACCATAGCTGTAGGTCTACCTTTAATTGGTGTTGGTATAGCAGGTTTTATGTCAGCACTTGCAGTCGGTGATGGTATTACTCAATTAATAGCAATGGGAACTGGTGGTGAACCAGGTGCTGGATTAAAAGCACTATTTACTAATGTGTTCCAAGGTGTCGCCGCCGCAAAAGAACTGGATGGTATTGATTTAGTAGGACTTGGTGCTGGTCTAATTTCCGTTTCTGCTGGCTTGGCAGCATTTGGTGTTGGTTCTATAATTAGTGGTTTGGGGCAAGCTGGGGCAGCAATTATTGCATTTTTTACTGGCGAAAGTGCATTTGATCAAATTATGAAAATTGCTGATAATGCGGATGGCTTGGTAAAAGGCGGAGAAGCATTAGAAAAAATTACGTCTGCTTTAAGTAAATTTGCAGATATTAAAATTAGTGGAATTAATCTTGATTTTAAACAATTAGCTATAGATTTAGGTAGAGCAATTCCATTCTTGGATGCGCTGGCCCACGGCGGTCCTGTAGAAGGGTCTGGCAGTTGGTGGGGAGAAGATATTAATTTTCCAAAAGGTTTATTAAACCCATCACTTCAATTAGATGAGATGGCTGATGCAATAGCAAAGGTAAACTTTGTATTAGGAAAATCAAATGTAAATCCAAATGTGCAGCAGAGTGCTGCATCGGCAACTGCCGAATCTAATTTAACAGGTGCTCAAGGCAATATCCCGATGGACGGCGCGATTAGAGAAACTAGTACAAGAATACAACAAGAACAGGAACGAAGTGCTAGACTTGAAGCAGAAATTGAAAGAAGAACGGCGGCTTCTGCACAAGCAGCTGCTAGCATAAATGCACCTACATATGCTCCTACTGATGCTAGAGCTGCAACATATGTTGGCGGTCCGACATACATTAATAACATGTCGAATTCCGATTCCGAATTAAGTTTCGGATCTGCTATGTAAAATTAGAAGGGGAGCTAAAAGCTCCCCTTCTTGTTACTCAGTAAGTAACTGTTTCTCTGTTGGTTTACCAATAGGAATTTTTCGAGGTTTCTTTTCTTCTGGTATTACGTTCTTCAGTTTGACTGTAAGAATACCTTGATTCAGATCAACACCCTCAACTTGAACTGTATCGGCGAGAGTGAATCGTCTCTCAAAGGATCTATTTGCAATACCCTTATAAACATACTTATCTTCAGATGAAGTTTCTATATTGCCAGTGATAGTTAGAACACCGTTGTGTAACTCAATATCAATATCATTGGGACCGAAACCAGCAACAGCTAGCTCGATGAGATAATCATTCTCATCCGTTTTTACGATATTGTATGGTGGGTACTTTTGAATGGGTGCAAGTTTTGCTCCTGCATTCATGCGGTCGAAAATACGATCAAAACCTACAAAAAGTGGATCGTTACGAAGTAATTGTTCAATAGTCATTTGTTTCTCCTTATTAAGCGAGTTTTAGTAATAGCCGTCATCTAACCGGCTGTTTAAAAGTGGGGACCCATAAGGCATCCCCACTTCATTTATATTATGATTAGTCTTTCTTGACCACAAATCCGTAAAGTTCTTGCGCCTTTGTCATGATATCCTGAGGTGTATACATAACAGGCTTCATGGATTGAGTCTGCTCAATTAGTTCGGCAGCAGATTTATTCCAGTTTTCTGCTAGAGTTGAGCAGGCAGACCAGTAGGCATTGGAAGCTTCACTATACTGCTGATCCATCATTTCTTTTGCCATCTTGAGGACTTCAAGACGAATTTCAAAACCGTTCTTATTCATTTGTTTTCTCCGTGTCTATGTGTAAAATAAAGTTAGTTAGTGCCGGTTGAGCCGATTCCACCCACACGCTCTGTCTTTTGTTCAGGGCGGCTCTTCCGTTCTACGAGCGTGTATTGTTTAATTTCTTCTAGCATACCCTGCGCAATACGATCGCCGTGGTAGATACTGACTGGTGTATCACCCATGTTATATATTGGGATGAATAGTTCTTCAACATAATCATAATCAATGATACCAGTGGAATTTGCAAGACCTATGCCATATTTAACTGCCATACTTGATCTTGGGAATACTTTGAGTACATGATTCTTTGGAATATCAAAAATCAGACCAGTTGGAACTAGTGTACGAAATTGCGGATGCAATACAGTTACTGCACGACCGTCTGATGCAAATTTTGTAGGCACAATAATTTCTTTATTGTGTGGACTGTAGGTTTTTAGTCTTGTTTCTGCGGTAAGACATACTTTCACATCAAAGCAAGCAGAACCTTCTGTTGCAAAAACTGGTAGTTCTGCTGCGTCATTTAAACGAAATATTTTCATTATGTAATCAACCTTTCTTTTTGCCGATATTATATTTACTTGTCAATTCCCATTGATTCTTTTCTTTATGCGATAAGACCTTAATATGGCTTAATGGTGCCACGGGATCTTGAACTTTTTCAGAATTTAGTACTTTGACCAAATCCCATTCTTCAAGTAGATTTACAATAGTGTTTCGTCTACCTTTATCTTCTTCTGTAAAGTTATTTTCCTTGCCATCTAGGATGAAAAGTTCTTTGAAGTGAAGAATTACATATCTGCCTTGTTTATGTAAAATATGACAAGACTGATATAGTTTCTTATCTTTTCTAGATGCAATTCCAATTCGTGTGAGAGTTTCTTTTACTTTTAAGAAATTCTCTGGTATAGGTAGTTCTATTTCAACTCCAACACCGTGAAAAATGTCTTCCATATAAGGTCACCTTTATTATTATTGTTATTCATTACTATGAGTTGCCTCCTTTGGAGACCCTATTATTTATCAATTCAAGGTTCTCCTTTGAAAGTACTTTCAAGTATTGTTTGGCGACAGTTCTATTACATTGATAGACTTGTTGGATATTGTCTAGATCAGAGTCCTTTTTAGCTTTAAACCATTCACCTTTCCGGTAACGAGGCCGCAGGGCACCAAGATAATATCGGAATTGGGCATCTTTAAATACCCAGTGTTTACCATTCATTTCATTTGCATGAAGTATTGTATCAATGTAGAATGAAAATGCTTTATTGGTAATGTATGGATTGTATTTCCGTTCCATCTCCTCGGGGATTTCAGCATCTCTAATAAGATCCTTCTTGGATTTAGAGACAGCTTCAACAAACTTGAAGGTCATGTTTTCCTCTTTGAGTTCGGAAAGATCAATCTCCTCAAGTTCTTCTGGTTTACCAAGACCAAAATAGTTAAATTCCTGGAAGTCATCATCTCTAGCAGAAAGTTTTTGTTGGACCACTGCGGTTTTTTTAGTCGTCTTTTTCATTGAGGCTTTCCCATGTATCTATAATATTGTTGAGATAATGTGAACATTCTGTGCAAACATTCATCGACCCACTTCCATCCGCTGCTTTATATTTTAACACAAATGCAACACTTTTGTCAATATCTATTTTGCAGAAGTGACAAGTTACATTTGTATTTTTTTTCTTGAACAGACCGGATAGCATTAGCGGAAACTCGTTTCCATCATAATTTCAGTAAGGAAAGCGACAAGGTTGATTTCTTGATCAGCGACAAATGCAGATTTATACATATAGTCCGCAAGAGACACGACAAAAGATGGCATACTTTTCAATTCAAGTTTGTCAGACGCAGTGTCATAGATTTTACGGAAGATTTCATTTGCATCTTGGTCAGAATTATCTGCACACCATTTACGCATACCGGTGAAGTTTTTCTCCTTCAAGAGTAAAAAGAGTTCATCAATAGACTCTTGTTTGAAGTCAGCAAAGATGCCTTCATCAATACGACCGTTACCAGCATATTTTTGAAGTTCATTTAGGATTCGGCGGAAGTCTGGGAAATATTTTTCAATGACTTTTGCCACAACTTTTGGTTCATAGTCAACATTTTCAGAATTAAGAATTGCAAGTGTGCGCTTGAAAAATTGTGCGGCAAGCTTTGGTTTTTCGGTTTTTTCAATCGCGAAGTCAACCTCAGAAAGACGAGAACGAAGTGGAGCAATGATGCGATTTTTAAAGTTACAAGTAAAGATAAAACCACAGTTTTTAGAGAAGGTTTCAATTAGGTTACGCATGGATGCTTGAGCATCAGGAGTAAGATAATCAGCTTCGTCTAGGATGATGTATTTGCGACCACCTGTAAGAGAGATCGAAGATGCAAAGGTTGAGATTTCACTGCGAACAGTATCAATGCCGCGGTTTAATGCAGCATTGATGATAATGTAATCGCAAGCCATTTCTTCAAGCATTGCTTTTGCTGCGGTTGTTTTACCAGTTCCCGGTGAACCAGCAAGAAGAAGATTTGGAATGTTGCTGGTATTAATGAATTTCTGAAATGCAGTTTTAGTCAATACAGGCAGAATTGTATCATCGACTTTTTGCGGACGATACTTTTGAACCCATAGAAGTTCGTCGGATTTCACATCAAGAGACATTATATAGTATTCCTTTTCAAAAATTTCAATACGAATATGGGAAAGTGCTTATTCAGCACTTTCCTTAGTAACAGGTTCTTGTTGTGATTGATTTTCACGAACAAAATTTGCAATTTTTTCACGTAGTGTTCCTACAGTTATCAACTCGTTACCTTTGAATGCCCCACGTTCTGTGCAAGCATCAATGATATTTACCATAGTAATCATATCACTTAAATTAATATTTGTTTCCATTATTAGCCTTTCTTGTATGTTGATTTGGATTCAATAGCAATGAAGTATGTAACTTGATCACATACAAACTTTGAAATACCTTTTGAGCATAGTGTAACCTTATACTTCTGCGGAATTAGTTTCAGATTTTCAGTCTTGATAATCAATTGAAATTTATCACCAGTGGAACCAAGTTCCACACCGAAAGTATCAGCAGTTGTATTATTTGAGTCGATTGCCTTCAGTGAACAAGTATCGCCATCACCAACGAATGCAACTTCTGGTAGTTGAAGAACACCAGCAGCTTTAATTACAGATTGAAGATCATTCCAGTCAATTTCAACTTCAACATCATTGGATGGAATAGTGATTTCTTTTTCTGGCGGGGCGATAATCATAGATTTGTCAGCAAAGTAATATCGGGTCTTTGTTTTACCTTGAGCCATCGTGAAATGATTACTTTCAAATTGAACATCTGGTTCACCGAATAGTCCATAAGTAGATAGGAAACGAGACATGTCATAAACACAGGCTTCTGAAGGAATCTCGTCCTCAATATTTGCAATAGCCATTACAGTCTTTTGTGGACTGATAGTGCGCAGTTGTTTGCCGGGTTTAAAGATAATGGATGGGTTAATTGTCGCAAAATTCTTGAGAACTGTGAGTGTGCGTTCAGAAAATTTCATAGTAATTCCTTTCAATGAGTGTCATATAATAGATTGAATATATCATAATGTGGGAAAAAGTCAACCAAAATTACTCCAGAAATACTGGAATACTGACTTTTTCGGATGTTTTGTTAAACTTTGACTTGACCGCTTGCTCTAGGTCGATGTTAAATTCATTTGCAAGCAAGTCGATAGTGATGAGAACATCACCAATTTCCTCGACTAGATTTTCCATAAGATCATTAATGTCTTTGTTATTGCCGATAATCCCATTCCGTGCTCTATAAACTTTCTTTACGGCATTTGCAAGTTCACCCGCTTCACCAGCAAATTCTACTGCTCGAAATAAAATATCAACATTTTCAGCGCCAGTCCACATAGTCTGGCGCTGATTATTCTTTTGTCGTAGTTGTGTCAAAAATGAGTCTGTCATGGTCTTGTCCCTAATTTATTCTTTTTCTTTGCTTTTGCATCGGCTCCTGCTGTAGGAGACGCTCCAATAGATGCGATTGCTGCCATCGAGCCGCGGAAGACATAAGTTCCAACATGTTGTAATTGCATCCATGGACACATATGAATTGTAATACCTATCTTACGAGCATTTTTACAGAAGAAATAATCCTCAGATAGATACCGCTTTGTTTCTGGATCAATTCCACAATCAAAGAATGCAGTGATTTCTCTATCACCGTTAAAATTTTCAGATCTTACATGGTCTGGTTTATAACTATACTCTGGATATGCTGCAGAATATTTTTCTAGCACAGTTCTAGGAATAAGCATAAACCCAGTACCACCTTCGGCAACTTCAACTGGCTCGTCAATTTTAAATGATTGAACTTCTCTTGCAGGATTAAATACATAATCTGCAGAATAAAAGGCAAGATCGGAAGGATTTTCTGCTTTGCCATTTTTAACAGCAGATTTTACTTTTTCCCATGCAATTGTTTTCTTAGGATATGGACCAGTAACAATCTGATATTTTACCGGATCTGATATTTGCAGTGCTAATAGCATTAATACATCTTTAGGATTAAATCCAATATCAGCATCAACAAACATCAAATGTGTACAATCTGATCGCAAAAATTCATCAACAACATAATTTCTTGCACGTTGAACTAAACTCTCGTTAAAAAGAAAATATTCTTTAACCTCAATTCCATGTGTAGCACAAAGTTTAAAAAGATCATTTGTAGATTTACAAAAAAGACCTGCGCAATTACCTCCATACATAGGAGTGCCGAGGAATATGGAATACTTTCGTAAGTCTTCTGTAGTTATTTCAAGTTTCATTTATCACCTTTTCGGTTGTTCTAAATCATTTTCTAGTCTAAGGATTGTTTGATACCGCAGCATATCGGCAAGAATATCCCACGCGCTGTCGTGCTCTACAAAAACTGATTTCCAAAATTCTTCGTCTTGGATTGGGGTAATATTTGTAGTAACGGGATTATTCAATTTAGCATTAATATGAGTTCGCATATCTTGCACTCTATTAAATCGGAAATATTCCTTAAAGGTGTAAGTTTTGCCAACTACTTTAAATAGTCTTTGGAGAATAATTGGATCAAAAGTATTACCACGTGAGAACCAATAGTCAAACTTACCAATTGTATTCATATGTGTAATCAGTTGATTGATAAACTGATCTACGGTAAGATCATCGGGGGAAGGTTTGACATGTTTACGAGCTTCTGGTGATACTTCTTGCCAAAATTTAAGCGCAGTATCTTGGACAATAAACCCATAATTCGTGACTTGATCTTTCACTGACAATTTAAACTTCTTTGAAAGGGTAACGTCTCTACAAGAATAAGGATTGTCAGACAACATTTTATCCGTATCGGCGACAAGTATAGCCATGTCTACTGCGGCACAAGGTTCGAGCACATCATCGCCCATTGTTTCAAAATCTATAAAGATTAATTTCATAATATACTTTCTTAATCAAACCATGATACAGGTTTCTGATGTTGCTTTTTATTTTCGATTGCTTTATCAATAAGATTATTAAGAGTTTGCACCCAATTTTCTTTGGAATGTTTCTCTTTGGTCTTTTGTGATAGTTCCATTCTATCAACTTTTAGTAATTTGTCAACTGCTAATTTGAAGTCCTTCTCAGTTTTATTAGTCATTGCTTCAAAATACTCTGGTCCTGGTGCAATATCCTCAGAAGCGTGTTTGTTTTTATTAGCGCCAATTCTGAATAAAACTACTGGTACACCACGAGCAAATGCTTCAAGTGCAGTAATACCCCAGGTCTCTCTGGCACAAGTGGAAAGATAAACACCAGATCTTGATAGGTGATCCATAACTTCGACGTGTTTTAGATTAAACATGGTTTCCTTTGGGCTTTCCCAATGGTTATTCTTGTCAAGGTATTCTTGTTGAACTGGAAGTAATTCATACGCAGAGGTAAGAACCAATGATTTCAAGTCACTCTTACCTGCAAGTTTATGTAAAAGAAATGGATCTTTTTCCTTGTCAACTCTGCCAATGGTGACACAATCATAATCAATCTGCATAGAAACTTGTTCATCTCCATTGCAGAATGCAGAATTAATTAGACCACCATTTAATTCAAGTTCTCTGCTCCGAACTCTCTTGGACAGATCATTCATACCATCATATTGCCATTGACTAACCATAGCAAGAGTACCACCGTTGTCGACAAACTCTTTCATCATATCAAGTTGAGGGATTTTAAAAATACCACCAGATGCTGTATGTGATATCCACATCATAGGTACATCAACCATTTTTTGGATATTAGTTGTAATAGTTCCCGAATCTTGATTTGAAATAACAAGGTCAGGTTTATGGTTATGTATAAATGCAAGTAACTTTGGCGTTACAGTTCTATTTTTGCGATCATCTCGGTTATAATAGAACGGAATTACTTCCGCATTTGCATATTTGTAAATAAACTGCGAGAATCGTTCTAGTCCGCCAGAAACTCTTGGTGAATCTAAATCGTTTTCATCATTCATTAAGAAAGGCATTACAATTTTAGTCATTTAGTATCCTCATAATGTTGTCTCCATTCATCATATTCATCTTCTAAAAGAACCCAACGAAGTTTTGTAGATGAATTATCTTTCCGTTTATCCCAAATAATCCACATATATGCAATCATACCGCCAAGTTGCTCATTTTTATTTATAGCTTCAGGATACCCGGCTCCAAATCTAATACGATCCGAGAGGATAATTATATCACTTGGAACATTTTTTGTAAATAGTTTATTTCGTTTTTTGCCTTCTAGATATGTCAAACGAACAAATAAAGCGGTCACTGCATATTCGGACACACCCTTTTCTGCTATTTTACGAGGTAAATCCTGAAAATATGGTGGATTTGTCACAAAAGCATCATAATCAACTTGTTTTGGAAGAGTTAAAACATCTTGTCCAGTTTGAATAGAACATAATTGATCTGGATATTCGTGCATATCGAATGATTTAACATTAAACCCATTCCGAATTAGTTCAATAGAAATATTACCGCGCCCAGCACATGGTTCAATAATATTCTTCGGTAAATCAACATATTTCTGAAGTATATATGTTGCTATTGGCGGTGTTGGATAAAGATCATTTTCATTCCGATTTTCATCATCTTTTTTCACACCGACGTATATATCTTTGAGATTTTTAGCCATTCACTGTCCAATCCAATTTATCTGAATTTGTATATGTAATGCCAATGTCACCGACTTCTACAATCATTTGTTTTGAAACTTTATCCCACTTTTCTGTCCATGGTGTGATATAGACATATGGATCTGGTGACATGACAACTCTTTTAATACCAGCTTGAATTATAGATTTTGTACATTCAGGGCAGACTGGAAGTCCATAAACATAAATTGTAGCACCTTTTACCGACACACCACTGTGTAGCGCATGCATCAATGAGTTCATTTCTGCGTGCACAATTCTAGGATACTTTTGTTCACGGTCATTTAATCTCTCTTCGGTATCTTCAATACCTTTTGGAAACCCGTTGTAACCAGTGGCAAGTATTCTGCGCTCGTCATTGACAATGACTGCACCAATCTTTGAGCTTGGATCTTTAGACCATGTTGAAATTTCTCGGGCTAATTTCATGAACCGAGCATCCCATTTTGAATTAACTTTTGGCATTAATTTTTATCCTGGTGGTGAGTCCATTTTAGTTTCTTTTGCCATACATTTTCTGGTTCTTCATTTTCAAGAAAGTCACGTGGCAAGTCACGTGCTTGAACCATGCCATAGATAACACCTTGTATGTCTCTTAACTCTTTGATGAGATCACCAAAGTTGGTAGGAATAAAAACACCGTGTTCTTTCGGTATTGTAGGATTACTACTGTCATAGCCATGCCGAAGTATTTTTCCTACTACTTGGATTACTTCTGCGCACTCTTCGGCAAGCATAGCAAGCCGTTCTGTTTCTGCTGGTGTTAAGTTATTGAAATTTTCAGATGTCATAGTCAAACCTCACTCATGATATATTTGTCTTTAGGTAAACAACTTTATAAATAATAGTGTAGATCACGGAGTACCAGTCCCA